AAATATGGTATTATTTCATGTCAAGGCGACCAAGTTGCCCATTTATTGCTAAGTGGAATTAAAATTGGTGTTTCATCAAGAGGACTTGGTACTGTATCAAATAAGATGGGTACACTATATGTTGCTGATGACTATGAAATTATTTGCTGCGATGTTGTATCTTCACCGTCAACAAATGGAGCCTATATCTCAACTACTGGCGCTGAAGGATTACAGCCATATATTGAGAGTAAAGAGAATGATGAAACAAAATTATTAGATGAAAAAATTAACAAATTTAGCGATTGGCTAATTTAATTTTTAATTATCAAACTATTTAGATATTGTATAAATCAGAAGTTAATGATTTATAGTGTTTTTTTTAATGAAATAAGCTATTTGTAAAAAAATAAAAAGAAAATTTTCTAAAAATGAGCAATCATAATAAAAATACAATAGCGAAAAAAGCTTTAATGGAAATGGATGACATTACAGCTGCGCTAAAGGAAGAAAGCAAAAAATCATTGAATGTTCTTCTTACTGAGGCAGTTAAGAATGCTCTTAGAGAAGAATGTGAAGATGATGAAGATTGCGACTACGAAGTACTTGACGGTGACGAAGAAAGTCCTAAAAAAGATAAAAAAGAAAAATCATCTAAAAGTAAGGAAGAATCTGGCGAAGTCGATGAGGACGAAGATGACAGCCAGGTCCCACAAGGTGGTGAAGCAATGCAAAATCAACCAGTTCCAGAACAAGAACCAGAAATGGGTGCTGAAAATGTAGAACAACCAGTTGATGATGTGCCAGCAGAAGAGCCAGAAAATGGTGCAAACGCTGAACAGAATGACCAACAAGGTGGCGAAGAAGATGTTTTTTCAAAGTATCAAGTAGGAGATAATACATATGACCTCACTGGTGAGAAAGACCAAGACGCAGTGGTAAAGGTTTATAAGCTGTTAAACAATGATGACAACATTGTCGTAAGACAAGATGGTGACACCATTCAGTTAATAGACAACGAAGCCGACACAGAATATGTTATTGATTTGGGTAATGAAGGCTCAGACCAATATGATGAGGAACCCGTACAAGATGATACTCAATTGAACGAAGATGAAGATTTTTCAGGAATCGCTGGTTTTCCAGACGATGACGAAATCGAAAACCCAGAAGATGATGAAACTGACGAGTTTAACAGTGATTTTGACTGGTCTAACGATGAAAACTTCGATGAGCCAGAAGACACTGAAGATTTTGAACTTGATTTAGGTTCTGACGATGATGAGTTTGATGATTTTGAAAATAACATTAACGAAAATAGAAAATCTAGAAAACCGATGAAAAAGAATAAAAACGAAGTATTATTTGAAATTGACCTTGGTTATACTGACAATTACCAAGATAAAGACCCTATCGCTGGCTTGTCTAACAACGAACCAGCTAAAGGTAAAAAAGATTGGGATGCTGGTGTACCTAAAGGAACTAAAAAACCGTTTGCTGGCGATTCCAAATCAAAGGGAACCCCATTTGAGGATACCGTGAATGAAGAAGATGAAATGATGGATGCTACTGCTCCAGAAGTATCTGGCGAAATGGAAGAAGGTGGTCATAATGTTGGTGGCGCTGTTCAACAACGTACAACACCAAAGAGTGCAATTCCAGACGGAAGAAAAAACTATGGCCCTTACAACAAGAGACATGTTTCAACAGCCCCTAATGGCTACGAAGAAATGGTTTCAGAAATGAAGAAAATAAAGAAAGAGAACAAACAGTTAAAAGAGTCTGTTAAATCTTTACTTCAAAACTTGAATGAGGCTTACGTTACAAACTACAATCTCGGTAAAATTACCAAATTGTTTGTTGAAAACGTAACCACACAAGAAGAAAAAGTTGATATTGTCAACAGATTTGCAAATGACGCTAAAACTGTAAAGCAATCAAACGCTTTATTTGAATCAATCCAAAAAGAACTTCAGAAATCACACTCAAACGGTGGTTTGAATTTGAACGAATCATCAATGACCGCAAAAGGTACAAAACAATTAAATGAAGTCCAACAATATGCATCAAAAGACCTTCTTAAAACAAGAGATTTGATGAATAGGATTTTAGAATGGTAAAAAATAAAAAATAAGAATAGAAAAAAAAATTAATAAAATGAGAGAATTTTTAAACTCAGGTCTCGTTGGAAATATTGAACTTAACGAGCAAAAAAGAATCAGAAAAGAGATTTCCAAACGTTGGGACGAATTCGGAATGACCGAAGGTCTTAAAGGCGTTATGAAAGAGAACATCTCTATGCTTTTCGAGAACGAAGCTAAGGCTCTTCTTTCTGAAGCTACTGACGCTAACAACAGCGGTTCTTTCGAAACTGTTGTTTTCCCAATTATCCGCCGTGTTTTCAGCAAACTTCTTGCTAACGACATCGTTTCAGTACAGGCTATGAACCTTCCTATTGGTAAGTTGTTCTTCATGATTCCTGTTACTTCTGAAAGAGAATGGAATCAAGCAACTGAAGGCGAACTAACTGATGGCGATACTGGTCGTCATAGAGGTCTTCAAGGTTATGAGAGAACAGACCGCAGAAATGGTAATAAATGGAATCGTTTCTATTTGCCAGACGAAGCTGTTATGCCTATGGAATTTGAAGAATCAACTGATGGTGGCAAAACTTGGAGTGATATTGCTAGCGCAACAACTTATGATGAAGCTAGCAAAAACGCAACAGCTGATGCAATTATCAGACAAAAAACTCCAAGCGTAACAACTTATCACCAAAGGTCTTTGTATGACTTGTTCTACAATGACTTCTTGTATGACAACTCAAAAGGTAAAATCAGAATCCGCGTTGCTGCTGATGATGAAATAACCCCTGTTGTTTTTGAAGATTACAAGTTAGTTGATGTTGATGCTGACCACAAAGTTAAATTGTATGCTGATGGTAGTGTTCGTAACGTTATTTTGAAAGTTGGTGGTTTCTCTGGTTTCAATGCTGGTAAACTTACTGGTCCTGACGGAAATGAAATGGATACTGAAGCTTTCTTGGCTTCTTTGAAGATTTACATGAAAAAAGACATCACTTCTGATGAATATTCATGCTTCGAAACCAATGAAGGTGTTCCTTTCAGAGTAGTAACCCAAAAATATGGTAAAGGTATTGTTGAATACAACTCAGCTTGTGATGCCGAAGGC